AACCTTACTGAAGTTTTTCACCTTCTCAAATCTAATTGTACTTCTGAACTTATCAGCAAGTGCATCTTGTTTATGACTTATTACAAATACATTTTCCCCACTCAACGTATTTAAAATCTTTAGAAACTCATCTGTTCCTGTACCATCAAGTGAACTATCAAATATCTCATCAAGTATAAGAAGATTAGTATTTGTAGAGTTTTTCATTTTTGCAACAGCTCTCCAAGTAAAGAGAAGTGCAAGGTCTATTCGCATCTTCTCTCCTTCTGAAAACGATGCATAAGAAAACTCATCGCGGTGGCGAGACTTGATTGTTTCCTCAAAGTTTTCATCCAAAGTAAAGTTGACATAGAACTCCATAGATGTAAGATACTTATTAATCAACTTGTTCATAATTGGTAGATATTGTTTAATGATCTTAGTTTTAATACCTGTATCCTGTAACATATTTCTTGCTGCTTCAGCATACAGTTTATCTTCTCTTAATTTAGATTTTTGCTTATTACAAAGTTCTGCTTCTTCTTTGAGGTCTTTTAGTCTACCAACATCAGATGAAGTACTACCATCAATATTAAATTGTGATATCTCAGTTTCTAGCTGTACATTAAACTTTTTCAATTCTAATATTGAAGAATCTATTTTTGCCATAGATACCTGATTATTACGAATAGTATCTGTAATTTCTTTTATCTCTTCTTTTCTTAAAGATACTTTATCTAACTCAAGTTTTAGTTCTTTCATACCAGCTTGGATTTTATTAGCTTCTGTCTTTTTCTGTGAGGTCATATCAGATTTAAATACTTCATCAATGTGTTGTTGACAAGTAGGGCAATCTTCATTTTTCTCAAAAAAACCAATCATTGAAGTATGAGTTTTATGTTTTTCAACAAGTGTAGATTGTATATCTTTTAGTTTAGTATTTTTTGTATCTACAGCAACCTTATCGTCAATAGAAGAAAGAGCATCTGCAGTATCAAGTTCTAACTTGTTTCGTTCACCAGTTCTCTTAGAAATTTCTTTTTCATTTTTTTCTATAAGACTTTGTTTTTGTTGGATAATTTTTTCTTTATTATCTTTCATATCCGCTATGTGATTTTCTTGAAAACTAATCTTTTCAGATGCTAGTTGATACTGATAATCATTTTCGCGAATATCATCTAATATAATTTTTAATCGTTGTTTAAGAATTAAGTTCATAGTAGAGAATATTTGAATATCTAAAATCTCTTCTACAACTTCTCTGCGGTGTCTAGCCTTGAGCTGCATGAAAGGCACAAATGTTGAACTACCAAGAATAACTACCTGTGTAAATGAACGATAGTTTAGTTTAAGAATTTGCTGTTCTAAAATCTTCTGATAATCACGAGCATTTGCTTCTTGATTCATAAGAATACTATTCTGATATATTTCAAATTTATTTGGTTTTATTGAACGCACAATCTTGTATTCTACAGTACCAATTTGAAACTCAACTTCAACAACTGTAGAAGAGTTGTTTATTGAATTTACCATTTGCATCTTACTGATATTTCGAAATGGTTTCCCAAATAGGCTGAAGCATAAAGCATCAAGTATAGTTGACTTACCTGCTCCATTTTCACCTATGATCAGTGTAGTTGGTTCTTTGTCTAGTTGTATTTCGGTAAACTGATTACCTGTGGAAAGAAAGTTTTTCCACCTCACACATTTAAAATTAATCATATTTCTAAGTCTTGTGCCTCTGTATAAAGTTGTCTCTGTAGACTAGTTAATCTACCCTTATCTAAAGAGGTATCAAGTTCCTCAATATATTTACTAAGAAGTGTCATTGTGTCTTCTGTATTTTCAACAATATCATCTGATACAGTGTTTGCATCTAAGTCAGAAAAATCTTCTATAATTTTTACCTCATGGCAATCTGTTTTTAAAACTCTATCAATAAATTGATCGAATTGATATAAATCTTTTTTATTTACCACAATAACTTTCACATAGTGATTTGCTAATTTGTTTACATCAAACTTGGTATAATCATTTTGTGTATCATCGTAATATACTTTCTTATGAATAGTATAAGGATTCTCTATTCTTTCCAATTCTCTGGTTTCTGTGTCGAATACATGAAATCCTTTTCTATCTTCGCAGTCATTCCAATAAAGTTCATATGGAGCTCCCAAATAAAATATTTGACCGTCATCAGATTTAGTGTGGAAATGGCCAGAGAAAACACTATCAAACTTTCGAAATATGCTCTTGCTAATTCCATGCTCATTCTTTATTCCTTTCATCATTTGAAATCCAGCAATCTCTAAATGTCCCATACAAATATCAGCTGTCGTTTCATCTATCATACCTTCAGAGTAAATTGAATTTTGACTATTAATCCATGGCAAGAATAAAATCTTAGTGCCATCAAACTCAACCTCTTCAGCTTCTGGATATATTTTAATATTTTTGTGGCGGCCTCCTAGAAGTTCTTCTACGCAATTTACATCATTAGTATTCTTATAAAACGTATCGTGATTTCCAATCATAATATGCAAATCTACTTCTAAAGTTGTAAATGGTAAAATAAACCGTTCTCGAAAGTCTTTGGTTGTTTTATATGAAACAAACTTACGTCTGTCCATCAAGTCTCCCAGATGGATACAAGTTTTTATATTATGTTGCTGAAGATACGGAAAGAATATCCCTTCATAAAATTTGTAAAAGTATTCATTAAAATTTGAGTTGTCGTTTCTTGCACCAAAATGTGTATCATTAATTATAGCAATCTTCAATCATCTAGCTCCATGAAATTTTCTAGTCCACTTTTTTTATCTTTGTTTTCTTTTTTCTTAGGTTTATATACTGCCTCATCAGGCACCATTATATTAATATCAAATCCTGTAACTGAATATTGTGTGGTGTCGTGTGGATTTGTTACAAAAGGAATATATTCTTGTTTTGAAATTAGCTGATGTTTTACATGAGCTTGTTTTTTTTCTTTTTGAATCCTACGAAGAAATGCATAGTAAATTATTTGAGTAAAATATGCAAAAGGATTATTTGATTTTTCGGGATCGAAGTTATGAAGATATTGTAAACAGTTTTCTATACCATCAGAAATCATTTCTTGTTTGTATGTATAGTTAATAAAGTTTGGTCTGTAGGATAACCCATTTGCAATCTTTAAAAAGCACTCGCCAATGTAGTTGGTAATTCTGGGACGCTCTTCGTCTGCTTCTTCAGCTTCGACACATTCCTCTTTCCAATCTTTCATTGCCTGAAGAAACTTTTTGTTATCCACATAATGGATACTTACCTTCTTAACTTTAGCCATAACAATTCCTTTACTTATTTCTATCATACTACACTAATATGATAAGAATGTCAAGGGGCATTCTATGCAAATTAAATTTATTTTGCCCTTGACAACACTATACAGTTTGTGTATAATAGCTCTTATAAGCTCTTCAAATTAATGATAAACTTTATTATCTACATCCCAATGGGCTAGATAATCTTCATCATCAAATTCATCTAGATACTCTTCTTCTTCTATACGATCCAACTCTTCATCTGTTGCATCCATTGGAACTTTTAATTCTGCAGCATGCATACTTTTTAATACATGCTCGTAATATCTACCCAATCCTTCAGATGCAGGAGTCATTATAACTACAGAGTTTTTTTCTATATTATAGAATGGTTGATCAGAATATACTTGCACCCACCTAGATAGACCTAGAGACTCAATTACACCTCTTTCAGTTATCTTACTTTGAGTACACATTTTTAGTGGTGAAGTTACTTTAAATTTACCAGACTCAACAGCCTCAACGGTACATATAATGTCCTCGCCATTTGATAACTTTATAACTTGATAATTCATTTTTGAGTTCTCTTTAAAAGTTTCATTTAGTACCATTCACAAATTTACCTTATCAATTTTATAATCAAACTGCTCTTCTTTATATATATTTATTCGTTCGAAAAAGTGCCTTAATGTAAAGTTTCTTTTAGTTTTGTATGTAAGATCATCAGCTATGTCAAATAGTTTTACTGAATCTTTATCTTTGCTTTGTCTCAATCCTCGACCTATACTTTGCAATACTCTTATTCTACTTTTAGATGGACTTGCAAAAACTATATTGTGTATATTACGAATATTT